CGCATCATGCTCCACTGCCAGATTCTCTTTTAAGGGAACCAGCAAATCCTCCGCCTTCATCCCTCAAACCTCCTGTCTTAGGCTCCGGCTTTCATCTGCAAGAGCTTCACGGCTTCAGGCAAAATGAGCTTACCGTCCACACGCTGGGTCGCTCTGAAGCCGACCTGTCCGGTAGCGGCAAAGAGCTCATTTAAGCGCTGGAAAGACCTGCCCTGACGATCGGCAATCCAGTAATAGGAAAAGTCACCGAAGGCAACGGTAAAAGCACCGGCCTCCGCCAGCGGCACAAAGCTTGACGTGTAGACCGGGCGGTTCAGGATGGTATCAGGCGTGCCTGCGGTTAAGGAAGGCTGCCAGAGATACTGACCCGTCTGATCCTTGAGTTTGCGGATAAGCTTCACGGTAGTATCGTTCATGATGAAGACGGCCTTCTTGCGGTAAGGCGCTCTCAGTGAATAGAAAAGGTCAATCAGTTCATCTGCTGTAAGCTCGGCCTCTGCTGCGGCTGTCACGCCCAATTCGCCGCCGCCCGTGGTATGGAAGACGCCCGTCGGCTTTCCGGTGCCGTCTCCCACGAGGAAGGCTTCCTCCTCCTTGGAGCCCATCCTGCGTCCGAACTCTTTAGCAATATAGCTTTCGAGGTCAAAGACGGAGTCATTCAATAGCTCCTCCGAGACCTTGAGCATGGTGGCAAGCTTATAGGCTCCGATCGAAACCTGCCCGAAGGCGGGATCTGATTCTGGGATCGCCGCTTCTTCATCGACCCAGCTTGCCGTGCCCTTGGTCGCTACTACGGGGATCTTGCGGTCACCGGACGAGGTTTGAATGACGTGGGCAAGCTGCCTGAAGATATTTTCTTCTTCGAGGGCTTCCACCAGCGTCTGCTCGAACTCATCCGGGGCAAGGTAGCCGCCTTCGGAATCCGTACCGACCTGAAGGGCATTCGTGATGACAGCGTTCTTCTTTCGCATAACGTTCCAGAAATCACGGCTGTACTCTTTGCTGCCACGGCCGGTCTTGTCCTCCATATCCTTCATCGGGTCTGTGACCGTGGGACGACTGGTCGCCTGCGAGAGCTTCATATCCATATCCCGCTGACGCTCCAGACGGTCGATTTCTTTTCCGAGATCAACGACTTCCTGTTCCATTTTTTCATAGGCGGCAGTGTCCTCAGCCGAAACTAGGCCGTCCTCTCTGCGCTTTTCTTCCAGATAGGTCTTAGCCTGGTTCCAGACTTCATGGCGTTTGTTTCTCAGTTCCTGCAGTTTGTTCATCGTTAATAGCCTCCTTCATGGCCTAATAATTCGAGCCGTTTCTTAAGCTCGTAATAGGATGTGCCCTGCTCCATCGGCATAGGCACCTTCGGATAAACCTTGTTTAAGACAGCGGTTGCCGTCCGTCTTGCGGCAAAGCCGACACTTGCTTCACCGAGGTCGGGATCATCCCATTCGGAAAAAAGCAGAGCGTCGCAAAAGCCGAGTTCTTTCGCTTTCCTGGCATTCATCCAGGTCTCGTCATCCATCAGTCTTGAGATTTTGTTTCGGGATAGTCCAGTTTTTAATTCATAGGCGTTGATGATGGAAGCCTTGACCTCGTCAAGGACATCTAAGGCTTTTTCCATCTCGTCCTTCCAGCCGAAAGCGAGCGTCATGGGGTTATGGATCATCATCATGGACGAAGGGCTCATCAGAACTTCGCCTCCCGCCATTGCGATAACGGAAGCGGCGGAAGCCGCAAGCCCGTCTATCTTCACGGTGACTTTGCCCTTGTGATCCATCAGCATGGTGTAGATCTGGGATGCTGCAAAGACATCGCCGCCGGGACTGTTAATCCAGACAGTCAGGTCGCCCGGATGGCTGTTTAGTTCGCTAAGAAAAAGAGCCGGTGTGACTTCATCGCCAAACCAGCTCTCTTCTGCAATGGGACCGTCCAATCTGAGGACGGTTTCTTCGTCCGGAAGATCGTTTAGAAACTTCCAGAATTTTTTATTCTTCACTTTCTTTCACCCCCTGGCCGGCGAATAACCCGGCGTCTTTGAGTTTTGTCATGTTGCCGTTGATTAAGTACAAATTGCCTCCTTCCTCATCCGGGATGAGATTCATATTTTCCAAACGCCGGATATCGTTGGCGCTCATCCAGCCGTTTTGCCTTGCCGTGGCATAGCCCTGCATCCTGCTCTCGTAGTCGCCCCTCAAAAGCCCGTCCACATTGAACTCCACAAAATACCGGGTCTGTTCTTCCGGATAGAGCAGAGCTTTGTCCATCGCCTGTTCCAGACGCACGAGCCAGGGCCTTATCGTATGAACGACAAAGCTGATGCTTTGATGTTCAATATTGGAAAAGGTCGCCTTGTCGAGGTCTGCCACCAGATGGGGCGGTACACGGTAGATGCGGCAGATTTCTTCCGTCTGATACTTTCTCGTCTCCAAAAACTGGGCTTCATTCGGCGGGATGCCGATCTGCTTATAGGTCATGCCTTCTTCCAAAACAGCGACCCGGTTGGCATTGCCCGAACCTTTGAAAAGCTCCTCCCAGCTTTCTCTGACCTTGGACGGGTCTTTTAAGGTGCCGGGGTGTTCCAATATTCCGCCCGGTGCTGCACCGTTTGAAAAGAAGGACGAGCCAAATTCCTCGGTGGCCATGGCCATCCCGATGGCGTTTCTGGCCATCGCAATCGGTGAATAACCGACAAGGCCGTCAAAGCCAAGCCCAGGTATATGGAGAATCTCCTCCTGACGGAAAGCAATCTGCTTCATGCCGCTTTGATAAAGGTAGATGAGGTTTTTGTCCTCATCCCTTGCAACCTGCATCCTGTCCGGAAGAAGCGGATAAATTCCTACGATCTCACCGTGACCGTTCCTTAAAATCTGAGCATAGGCGTTTCCCCATAAAAGAAGATGCGTCATAAGGGTTTCCCGAAAGATGAAGCTCGTCATCTCGGGGTTCGGTGCATTATGGAGGAGCGTATAGAGAGGGTGACTAGGATCACGCTTCTTGCCCTCATCCACATAGCGGTAGAGGTGCAAAGGGAGACTGGCAATCGTCTCGGCGATAACACGCACACAGGCATACACCGCTGCTGACTGCATGGCCGTCTTTTCCGTCACCTGCTTGCCACTTGATGTCGGGGCAAAGAAAAACCGAGGCGTGCTCGGTTTCGTAAGCTCCGGCTTGTCCCGGCTCCTGAATAGATTTTTAAAGATTCCCAGAAGGCATCACCTCAACTTTCTAAAAGAGTAAAAGTCCGCGCTCATCATAGACAGAGCTTTCCTTGTCACCAGCCTGACCCCGAATCGCCCGGTCAAGTGCCATGATGAGCGCCACTGCACCGTCGATGCGTTCGGTCGATTTTTCCTTGTCAGGCTTGATGTTTCCGGCAGGATCGGTGCGGATAAAGATATTGTCGGCGCACCAGCGCAATACCGGATGTCCGCCGTGGCGGAGTTTTCCTTCCAGCACCAGCTTCATCAGTTCCTTGGAAGGCGGACTCATATCCTTGTAGCCTTGACCGAAAGGAACGACCGTGAAGCCGAGGTCATCTAAGTTCTGACTCATCTGCACAGCACCCCAGCGGTCAAAGGCGATTTCCTTGATGTTATATCTTTCGCCCAACTCCTCAATAAAGCTTTCGATAAAGCCGTAGTGGACGACATTTCCCTCCGTTGTGAGGATTTGTCCTTCCTTCGCCCAGAGGTCATAAGGCACATGGTCTCGGTTTACCCGCAGTGGGATATTGTCCTCCGGCATCCAGAAAAAGGGCAGCACATCGAACGAGCCATCCTCGGTATCAGGCGGAAAGACCAGCACAAAAGCTGTAAGGTCGGTGGTGCTGGAAAGATCTAGCCCGCCGTAGCAGATACGCCCTTCCAGGGCTTCCAGGTCAACAGCAAGGGAGCATTTATCCCAGGCTTCCATTGGCATCCAGCGCACCGACTGTTTGACCCACTGATTGAGTCTGAGTTGTCTGAAGGTGTTTTCTTCAGCAGGGTTCTGCTTGGCTGATTCACAGGCAATGTGTAGTTTTTCAATATCGACCGTGACGCCAAGCGAAGGGTTTGCTTTCTTCCAGACATCGGGATCTGTCCAGTCCTCATCGTCTTCTGCGCCGTAGATCACCGGGTAAAAACTCGGGTCACGTTTTCTGCCGTGCAGGATGTCATCCGCTTTTTGATGGACCTCCCAGCAGATGGAGTGCCGATCGGTTCCGGCGGTCGTGATAAGAAAGAACAAAGGCTGTTTTCTCGCATCACCTGAACCCTTGGTCATCACATCGTAGAGTTTGCGGTTCGGCTGAGCGTGAAGCTCATCGAAGACCACGCCGTGAACATTCAGGCCATGTTTTGAGTACGCTTCCGAGGACAAGACCTGATAGAAACTGTGAAGTGGTTTATAGATAAGTCTTTTCTGAGAAAGCCGAGGTTTAATCCTGGCCTTTAATGCTGGGTTTTGCTCCACCATATGGACAGCCACATCAAAGACGATGGAAGCCTGCTGGCGGTCAGCGGCACAGCCATAGATCTCGCCGCCTTTTTCAAAGTCACCGCAGGTGAGGTAGAGAGCAATCGCCGCGGCCAGTTCGGACTTGCCCTGCTTCTTCGGAATCTCGATATAGGCGGTGTTGAACTGGCGGTAGCCGTTCGGTTTTAGGATGCCGAAGAGGTCACGCACAATCTGCTCCTGCCAGTCGATCAGGTGAAAGGATTTGCCCGCCCATTCACCCTTGGTATGTTTCAGCAAGCTGATAAAAGCAACCGCCCTATCTGCCGAAGCTTTGTCATAGCGGGAAGTCGGCAGCATGAAGCGAGTCGGTTTATAAATTTCCAGTTGTCTCACACTTCCTCCTTCCCATAAAAAAACGACCCCCTAAGGCCGCACTACGAGCAAAAGCCCCTAAGGGCTGATGCTTCTAATTGATCATAGGTTTAGTTGTATTCGTGAAGCAGGATCGCAAGTGCCTTTTCTGCATCCTCTGAGCTTGGTCTGATATCCCAGCCCCGGTCAAAATTGCAGACGACCTCGCCGTCAATTTTAAGCATGAGTTTGGAAATCCTGCCCTTATCAATCCCGTACACGCTGGGCTTATCAAAATGCTTGAGCCAATATTTGCAGGCGGTGTAGCCGCCGTCTTCTTTCGGTATGCCGATAGTTCCTTTTTTCCACATGGCCTAATCCTCCGTCTTTCCCGTCAAAATGAAGCGGACATAGGCTTTGGGATCGTCCTCCAGAAAGCAGACCAGTTCAAAGTAGTCCCGCTCAAAGGCCAGCCGCTGAACAGTATTGATATCAAACATATTTGTCAGGCCCGTATCCCGGATAGCGAGGATTTGCTCTCTGATGGTCTCATTCATGGCTGATCCTCCGTACCTGGTCTTCACCATAGGCAACGTTCAGGCTTGACCCATCATCCCAGCGGACCATGATCGAACCGATGTCATCAATACCGATCACCGTGCCTTTTGTGCCGATGGGTGGAGCGAAGGGGTCATCCATTTTCAAAAGTTCAATGCGGCATCCTGCAGAATATTCTTTTCTTAAGGCTTCAAGCCTTGCTTGGCTAATTTCTCTCATCACTTTGCCTCCTTCGGGTTTCGGAAAGCAGAGGAACCTTCGAGGTTTTTCAGGAGCAGCTTTCTTGCTTCCTTGAACTCGTCGCCAATGTAGCCAAGGCGCAGGAGAAAACAGCGGAAGGTATACTTCTCATTGTCCGTTTTGGTTTCTTTCTCAAGAACTCTGGTCTGCGCTCCGGCGCTGGCAACGAGCAGGCTGATGAACTCGGTGTAGATTCTCGCTTCATCGGCTGTGAGGAGCCTGTCAAACCAGGGAAAGTTGACTACCCCGATGTCATGCTCCACGAGGATGCGGTCTGCGCCCAGCGCCTTTTTGATGAGGCTGCCCTTGGAGCGAAGGATCAGGTCCAGCTTTTCAAGCGTCTCGGTGGAAATCTTGTCATCCGGAAAGCTGATGGTAAAGCTGTCGGTCAAGGGAAAACCCACCGCTTCCAGCTTTGCGGTCAGCTCATGGATTTGGCTTTCGCTGAGTGCTTTATCCCAGAAGACCGTGCCGTCACGCTCTACCGTTGTCTCGCCGATTTGGTAGGCGCAGGTCGGAACGCCCTGGTATTTCGCTTTTGTTTCGAGAAGGTCAGCCAGAGTCTCGGCCAGTTCTTTTCGTGATCTCTCTT